CGGAGAGGCGCGGTTCCGGGCGCCAGCCAGCACGGTAGGCTGTCTCGTAGACCTCAAGGCCGTTCTGCATCAGCGATCTCCTGGCAGATCCGCTCGATCTCTTCCTCGAGGATGCGCTGCACCTCGGCGGGGTCATCCGTGGCCGCGAGCATCGGCGCGACCCGCTCCGGGAGGGCGATCAGCTGGTCCCGCGCCTTCCTGGCCATGTTGAACGCGGTGATCCGAACCTCGTCGGCACGGACGATTTCTCCACGCCTGCGGTCAAGCTCGAGCTTGGCGAGTTGCGCCTGGTAGAGTTCCCTGGCCGCCCGTGCCTTGGCATAGCCGGTCGCACCGCCGTTGCCGCCGCCCGAGCCCATAGGCTGCGAGGGCTCGCCCTGATCGCGCGTCTGCTTCGGGTCGCCCGTGATCCTGTTACGGGGCTTGCTCTGGTCGGTATTCTCACGCCACTCGCGGTCGGCCTGCTCGGGGTCGATCTTCCCGTCCACGGTCGAGATCCGGCCCGCGCGTACGGCGAGCTGGACCGCAGAGTGTGAGACACCGCGCCTGCGGGCATACTCGCGCTGCGAGATGAGCCCCTTCTTCTTCCGCCGGGCCAAGGCCTACACGCCCCGTTCAGGCCTGCGCTCGGCAGAAACCTCGTCGAAGGGGCGTCCGTCCCCGTCGAGCACGGCGCTCTCGCCGGTCGCCTCCTGCCAGCGGAGCACGATGACGTCCGTGTAGGCCGGGTCGAGCTCCATCGTGAAGCACCGCCGCCCTGTCTCCTCGGCGCCGATCAGCGTGCTACCGCTCCCGCCGAAGAGGTCGAGCACGTTCTCGCCCGGCCTCGAGGAGTAGTGGATCGCGCGCACCGCGAGCTCGACCGGCTTCTCGGTGAGGTGGACCATGCTCTGCGGGTTGACCTTCTTGACCGCCCAGAGGTCAGGCACGTTCTTGGGACCGAAGAACTGGTGCGCCGCGCCTTCCTTCCAGCCGTAGAACGCCTGCTCGTGCGCGCCCATGAAGTCCTTGCGCGTCAGGACCGGGTGCTGCTTGTCCCAGATGATCGACTGGCTGAAGTAGAGCCCCACGGCCTTGAGCGCGGGCGGGTAGTTGGCGAGGTTCGCGTAGCCGCCCCAGATGTAGAACGAGCGGCCGGGGAGGAGCACACGCGCGATGTTCCCGAACCACGCCAGGAGGAGTTCGTCGAACGCCTCGTCGGAGATGAAGTCGTTGGCCAGCGGTCTGTCCTTGGGACGCATCCTCCCGGTGGGCCTCGACTTCGTCCTGTGACGCGCCAGGTCGAAACCTTGGTGGTGCATGCCCTGGGCGTCGGAGGCCTCGACCGCGCTCTTAGCGGCTGGGAAGCTCGACAGTCCGGCGGCGATCGCGTTGTTCGAGCGCGGCTCGACCTTCACGTTGTAGGGCGGGTCGGTGTTCACGAGGTGGATCGGTGCGCTGTCGAGCAGCCGGTCAACGGCTTCTGGATCGGACGAGTCGCCGCAGAGCAGGCGGTGTTCGCCCAGGATCCAGAGGTCGCCCGGGCGCGAGACGGGATCCTCAGGCGGCTCCGGGGCCGGAACCTCTTCAGCCCTCTCGTCCTCCAGGAGGGCGTGCAACTCGTCCAGATCGAACCCGGTGAGCACCAGGTTGAAGTCCAGGCCTTCGAGCGCCTTGATCTCCTCCGCGAGAAGGTCCTCGTCCCAGCCGGCATCGAGTGCGAGCCGGTTGTCGGCGATGATGTAGGCGCGCTTCTGTGCCTCGGTGAGGTGCGCGAGCTCGATCACCGGGACCGTGGTCATCCCGAGTTCCCTGGCCGCCAGGAGCCGGCCGTGCCCGGCAATGATCCCGGAGTCGCCGTCCACGAGGATCGGGTTCGTCCAGCCGAACTCCAGGAGGCTCGCGGCGATCTTCGTGACCTGCTCCGCGCTGTGCGTCCTAGGGTTCCGCTCGTAGGGACGGAGCCGGTCGATGGGCCAGTGCTCGAGCTTGCCCGGCAGCGTCACGGCGAAGGCCTCAGGCACATCTGCTGTCGCAGGCCCGGAGGCTGGCAAGTTGCCACCCAAGTTGCCACCCTTTTCGGTTGCCACTTGTCGCTTCTCCGTGGGCCGCTCCCGGCGCAGTGCTGCCGCCTTCTTCGTGGTGGCCTTGCGGCGCCTAGGCTCCTTGGCTTGGGCCTTTTCGGCATCCGCGGGTGCTTCAGTCTTCCGTGTCATCTGCATCCTCCCGCGCCACTGCTTCCCTGCGAGTGGCAACTGGCAAGTGGCAAGTTGTTTCAGGCGCCTCGCACGTCTCGAAAACCGCGGTCGCCGGAACCCGAGGGTGTCGCCCTGAAAGGAACCGCGCGCTCACAGGCCCCTTCCACGTGCTCTGGCGATGGCATTGACGACCTCACGTTGCATCTCCTCGCGGAACCACCTCCGCGCTTCCTTCCTGGCTGTCTCGACGAACCGCAGGCGCGGCTTGATTCGCTTGCCGCGTGTGAAGATGTAGACCATGCGTGACGCCTCCTTGCCGACCCGCTGGAAGATGCCGACCTCGGGCACGAGGTAGGTCCTGGTCCGCGTCACGCCCACGCGTCGCTTGCCCGTCTTCGTTCGGTCAAAGCGAAGCCGTCCCATGCGAAGCTCGGGTGGGACCGACTCAGTGAATCTGAGGCGTGCCGGCCCGCCGACGACTGGCTCAGCCACGCTCTTGGCGGCTGATGTGAACGGCTTGCGCTCGGCGCCGCGCTCGAAGGCGGAGAGGAGCAGACGCGGCTTCTGGCCCACTGAGATCTCGGCGTACGCGCGGCCCTGCTTCACGCTCGCGAACGGCTTGATGATCGCGGCCTCGCGCCGGATGAACTCCTTCTTGCGGACTGTGAACTCCTCCTCGACACGTCGCCGTTCCGCTGTCTGTATGCGCTTGGCCGTGTTGTTGATGGCGTTCACGGCAGCGTACGCGAGCCGGCGTTGCCCGTTTCGCAGGCGGAGGACCAACTGGGCGGAGTCGATCTGCAGGTTGATCTTCATCGCTGGTGATGCTCCTGGGTGTCGATCTCCGGTCCTGCTGGGTGCTGCGAGCGGCGGATCTCACGGCCGTGTTCGTAGATCGCCTCGAGAGTGAGCCGCCCGCCCGACATCTCGACGAGCGCCATGGCCCGAGCCGGACGGGGCGGGTGGCCCTGAAGCCACTCGTAGACGGCCTGGTTTGTCACACGCAGGTCGGGATCGTGGTCGAGCGCCTTCACGATCTGCGGGACGCCGAAGTCCGCCACCCATCGACCGAAGTCCGTCTCCCACCGGGACGGAACGCGCTTGTAACGGCCCTTTGCTAGCGCCTCGTGCTGGAACATCTGTCTGCCCTCGGAGAATGCGCGGCTGTGCCTCCGCCCGGTCAGGGTCGAGGACGCACGGCCTCCGAAGGAGAAAGGGGGGTTTAGGGCCTTCGAGGGGACAGGTGCAAGAAGCGCGCTCTTCGCTGAATGGCCGCCATGCTGCGTGACCGCCCAAGCCCGATTGCAGAGGTCTCCTGGGCAGGATCGGACCATGGGACGGGTGGGGGGTGATATCGACGTTGACGGGGGTATGATGTCGGCAGTAAGCTATCTACATACAACCATCCAATACTGAGCTCCAACCGTGCCGCGGGGAGGTTCTGGCCGCGTCGCGCGGATCGTAGTGCTGCACTGCGTCTGCGGACGCGGCGCCTGGCGCTCAGAACAGGTATGCACGTGGAATCCCCATCCACAGTCAGGGGGTGCACCGATGTCTGGCCGCACAACAGCTCTGGTCGTCGTCCTTCTTGCCGCGATGCTGTGCTATCCAGGGTGTCGCTGGCCGTGGGAGCCGGAGCCAGATGATCCGGACTTGAGTCGCACGCCGGCCTCGCTCTCCTTCACCTACCCCGGTGGCAGCAAGAGCTTCAGTATCCGGAACTCGGGCGATGGGACCCTCAACTGGTCTGTGAGCGAGAGCTATAACTGGCTGAGTTGCTCCCCCGGAAGCGGGAGTTGCGGCGGTGAGACTGACAATGTATCTGTCTCGATCGCGTGGAGCAACGTGCCGGCTGGGAGTACGAAGACCGGGACGATCAGCATCACCTCAAATGGCGGCAACGGTAGCGTTGAGATAACCGCCACACGTCCGGCTGATCCAGACCTGAGCCGCACACCGTCATCGTTGTTGTTCACGCACCCGGATGGGATCGAGACATTCCAGGTTTGGAATTCGGGCACGGGCACCCTGAATTGGAGCGTGACAGACAATGCGTCGTGGCTGAGCTGTTCGCCGACCGGAGGGAGCAGCACGGGTGAGCATGACACTGTAACGGCAACAGTGAACTGGGGCTACTTCTCGCCGGGGCAGACACGAACTTGCACGATCACGATCACGAGCAACGGTGGAACAGAGACGATCGCCGTTGAGGCGAGGAGGCCGCTCGACCCTCAGTGTTCGGTGAGTGCGACGAGCCTGGACTTTGGGAGTGTTGACGTGAGCAGCGGGTATGCGGACCGGACGTTCACGATCACAAACACAGGCGGCGGGACGCTGACGGGTGATCCGAGCGAGATCTGCAGCCATTACAGCATTGTGTCGGGCGGCGATCCCTACAGCCTGGGCGCCGGTCAGAGCAGGACCGTGACGGTACGTTTCGACCCGTCGTCGACCGGAACGCACACATGCACGGTGAACACGGGGGCGTCGATCTGTTCGGACGTGGACTGCACGGGCGTCGGTGTCGACGAGAACCCAACATGCTCGGTCAGCCCAACGAATTTGAACTTCGGGAGCGTGGACATCAGCGGTGGGTATGTGGACAGGACGTTCACGATCACGAACACAGGCAGCGGTACACTGACGGGTGATCCGAGCGAGAGCTGCAGCCACTACAGCATTGTGTCGGGCGGCGATCCTTACAGCCTGGGCGCCGGTCAGAGCAGGACCGTGACGGTACGTTTCGATCCGTCGTCGACCGGTACGAAGACGTGCACGGTGAACACGGGGGCGTCGATCTGTTCGGACGTGAGCTGCACGGGGGTCGGTGTCGACAACGACCCGGTATGTTCGGTGAACCCGACCAGCCTGGACTTCGGAGACGTGACTGTCGGCTTGTACCTAGACAAGGTATTCACGATCCAGAACACGGGCGGTGGTACGCTGACGGGTGCTCCGAGCGAGAATTGCGGTCACTACGATATCGTGGCGGGTGCCGGTCAGTACAACCTGACAGCAGGGCAGCACAAGGCGGTGCAGGTTCGGTTCGAACCAACGTCTGCCGGCACGCACACATGCACGGTGAACACGGGGGCATCGATATGTTTGGACGTGAGCTGCACGGGCAATGGTATAGAGCCTCCTCCGGCATGCACCGTGGATCCGACGAGTTTGAATTTCGGGAGCGTGAACGTGAGCGGTGGGTATGCGGACCGGGCGTTCACGATCACGAACACGGGTGGTGGTACGCTGACGGGTGATCCGAGCGAAGGCTGCAGTCACTACAGCATCATCTCCGGTGGCGATCCCTACAGCCTGGGAGCGGGGCAGAGCAGGACCGTGACGGTGCGTTTCGACCCGTCGTCGACCGGCACGAAGACGTGCACGGTGAACACGGGGGCGTCGATCTGTTCGGACGTGAGCTGCACCGGGGTGGGGTTCGAAGAACCTGACTGCTCTGTGAGCCCGACGAGTCTGAACTTCGGGAGCGTGGACGTCAGCGGTGGGTATGTGGACAAAACGTTCACGATCACGAACACGGGCGGCGGTACGCTGACAGGTGATCCGAGCGAGAGCTGCAGTGACTACAGCATCGTGTCGGGCGGCGATCCCTACAGCCTGGGCGCCGGGCAGAGCAGGACAGTGACGGTTCGTTTCAATCCGTCGTCGACCGGCACGAAGACGTGCACGGTGAACACGGGGGCGTCGATATGCTCCGACGTGAGCTGCACGGGCGTTGGCTTCGAAACCGAGACCGCTGAGCTCCATCTCTGGGTAGCGGGCACCAGCTGGTACGGTGACACCAATGTACCGGGATGGGTCCCGGGCGACATGTGGATGAAGTGGAGTGACGCTGGTAGCCACCCGATCCACGACCCGTCTTGGAACGATTGCCCGAACAACATCCAAGACATGGCGACCGGACCGATTAACGAGTACTTGTCCTTCTACATCACTGAGGTGATTGTCGGCGACTACGGGCTGGACATCGATAGCAGTTGTACGTCGATCTCTGTCGAAGTGGAATACGACATCGAGCCGCCGCTTATCGGGAGCTATGGTAACATCTGGACGAGCACCGATGCGGCTGGATGTCCGATGTACGAGTACCCCTACTCAACGAGCTGTACGACTGGGAGCAGGACCATTCCTAGCCAATACGTCTACACAACGGGGAGAATCGAGATCAACGTGGGCTACCACGATGAGGACTCCCTTGGAGACAATGATGCCGGCGTGAAGGAGTTCACGTACACGTTCAATGGCTGGATGGTACCCTCTCGGTCGGAGTCGGAGCGGGAGACCGGGGAAATTAGAGTTCTCTTGGACACTCCAGAAGACTAGGTCCCTCGCTGCTTGACTAGGCGTGGCGATGCTGCGTGTCCTATTCGCAATCCTGCCGGTGCTTCTTGTCGGCCTTGGAGCTGGCGGACCGGCACAGGCTGCCGAGGCCGACAGCCTGCGCGGCATCGGTCTGAGCGCATCTGGTGAGCTAGGTGCCGTGCACTTCCATGTTGATCAACGCTCACCAGACCTGTTCAAGCTGAGCATGCGTGCGTGCATCGGCATCCACGCTGGCCCGGCGCTGCTCTTCTACGAGATCCAGGGCACGATTCATCCCATGGAGGACCAACTCGATTCCGGTAGTCTGCGTCATGTGCTGCTGGCCACTGGGACAGGGGTTCGCCTACCGGTATCCAGCCACCATTCCATCGGGCTCGCGGCGGGTAGGATCTCTCGTCGATGGCAACCGCGCGAGGGTGTCGACGAGAAGCACAGGACAGAGGATCTGGCCGGACCGTACTTCCGGATCTTCTGGCGGTGGATATTGGGCGATTCGCTGAACGCCTCCGGGCGCCGCCGTGAATCTCACGGGATTGAGCTTGGTCTGCTAACCTGTCCTTCAGGGCTAGGTGCGAGACCTGCCTGGGGAGTTCAGCTATCATGGAGCATGGAGTTCTGGAAGTAACGGCGGCGCCATGGTCTCAAGTCCGGTCCACCTCCCACTCAATCTCCCGAATCGCCCTGTGACTCCTAGAGTCTCCCCACGTCCGGACAATCACCCGCAGGTGGTTGTTCAGCCGGCCCAGCCCGGACTCCGCGATCTCGTCTGCCTCGAGGTAGGTCCACGAAGTGCCGGTCAGGCCTGTCTCTGTATGGACGAGCGTCCCGAGCTCGCCGTAGACGAGAACGTCGTACTCGGTGCCATACTCGGCTTCATCTGTGACTCCGGAGTCCGCGTAGCTCCACGTTCCGAGCCGGTTCCGGTGGGACCACGAGACGGTGAGCTCGCCCGAGATTGAGCTCGGGTAGCTCGCGCCGTTGAACAGGACCGCAGTCGGGCAGTAGACCTTCTCCGACCGTGGTGGAGCGGTGGAGATGACCGTTGTGTCGAGACAGGACCCGAGCGGGTAGCCGCCCTTGTTGTTGTAGGGCTGGAATGTCAGGATGTTGAGGCGCGTCGTGGACGGCGGCACGGGCGCCAGGATGTTCACTAGCCCATTTCCATAGGACATGAACCAGACTCTCGTGCCCGATGGGAACGCCGTCGGGGCCGTGTCGAGACAGCCCCGAGCGAGGACCTGAAGCGTCAGCGTGCCTGAGCCCTCGACGACCGTCTGGAACGCGATGAACTCCTCGACCACGTCGTGCTCGAGCCACGCCACGTTCGCTCCCTGCGCGTAGTCCGCCCCGTTCACGGACTGGACGAGGTTGCAGTCAGGCCCGGCCGCGATCGTGATCTCGTCCGTGGTCTCATCAATGGCGGACTCCAGCGTTCCTGACGGAGTGAAGAACGGGAACTGCGTGGGCTCAGACTCCACGTAGACCCTGAACCCCTTGGAGACTCCTGGCGTTCCGCGCGCGGCCATCACGACGGCTTGCTGAACGTCGGAACCCTGGAACGGGTAGTAATTGACCGCCTCGTACGGTGCCAGCACACCCTCCTGATCGGTCAGCGCCGGCACCTCGCCTGACGGATCGACCCAGCCGCTTGAGGACGGCGGCGTGTAGGCGGTCCAGTCCACCGCGAAGATATCCTCCATCGCCTCAATGAGGACCTTGCCGGAGAGGAGCTCGCCGGTGCCGACCCGGAGCGCGCGGCAGACCATTCCGTCGATCCCGAGCGGCGGCCAGACGAGTTTGAACACGGTTCCCGGCCGGAACGACCATGCGGTGCGGTCTGCTTCGATCGTGAGCGACGCAAGCGGGTACGCGACGGCGACGAGGGCCCGGGCCGCCGCCTGTTGAGCGCCGGCGGCGTTCGAGAAGCCCCGGAGCTGGAGGTCCTGCGTTGACACCTCGCCGCCCTGCGCCTCGATCGCGGCGAGGTCCTGCGCCTGTACGGTCTTCTCGACGAAGCCGTCGGCCCGGTCGACGTAGGACACACGGACCTGGTTCTTGATCTCGCCCCATGATGCCCGTGCGAACGCCGTCACCGTGCAGCAGTCTGCGGCCAGAACCGGCAGCTCCTCCGCCGAGTAGTCGAACCGGACGAGAGTGATCGTGAGAAGCCCGGTAGAGGGCTCCACATAGACGATGCCGTCGATGTGTCTCAGGATCTCGAGGATGAGGTCGCGCGCCGGGGTCGAGCGGTCTTGGACCATGGAGAGGCCCATGCTCTCGCCTGCGAGCGACTGGCCCACGACCCGGAAGCTGTCGACGTCGATGAACCCCTCCGGGAGCCCGAGCCCGTTCTTGCCCGGGGGCCGCACCAGGAGCTCGTAGATCATCGCGGCGGGGTTCGCGTCGCCATCGATGTTCTCGGCTCCGCCTGTGAGGCCCAGGCTGTTCGGGCACCGCCGCACTACGAGGGCGACGTCCTTGATGTACGGGCTCGTGCCCAGGTAGACGTGGTTGAAGACCGCGTAGCAGATCTGCCGCCACGCGGGGATGTCGTCCCCGAGCTGGTCCTGGAGGTAGGGGTGGGGCTCCTGAGACGAGTCCCCGTGGTACACGTAGATGTCACCGTAGACGCCGCCTTCCTCGTCGTCGCCGCCGAAGAAGGTCATCTCATCGACGTGGACCTTGGTGCGGCTCGTCTGCGGGGTGAACGTCACGTTCTCGCACGGCTTGTCGTCGAAGCGAATCTCGACGACCTCGTCGATCTCGCCGCTGCAGAGAACCAGCTGGATGCCAAGCCAGTACCTGTAGTGCGTGGTGATCTCCTCCCAGGTGAACAGGCCCGTCTGGACGGTCTTCTTCATGGCCTGTACTTCGAGGTCGCCGTACCACGTCACCATGGGCCCGGCCAGCTTGCACGTGCCCCAGACGATGGGGATCGGCCGGCCCTCGCCGACAGTTGGGAACTGGAAGTCGCCGATCGACGACGGGTCCGGCGAGTCGAACTTGGGCTTGGGCCGGATGAGCTCGTAGACGAGCGTGAGGCCGATGTAGATGAGCGCGGTGACCCACCAGGCCATTACTCGATGCTCCCTTGGAACGGGTTTCGGCTGGGCAGGCGCGACCAGCCGAGGTGGTTGTCGAGCTGCTCGAACTTGTCGAGGCACGTGCTTTCGAGGTGATCGCAGCCCCAGTAGGCCCAGACGACGTCGAGCGACTCGAGCCCTGGAAGCGGCGAGATCAGCTTCACGGTGTCTCCGACGTGGTCCGCGATGAAGCGCGTCTCGCCCTCGGACGTCTGAAGGCGTCCGCCACGGAACCACTGGTCCGGCCTCAGCGCGAAGTCGTTCGACGTGACGGTCGCGCCGTCAACGGTTGTGACCGTGACCGAGTCACGGCATGCCGTGGGGTTAGCACCGCACTCGGCCGAGTAGAGGACGTGATTGCACGGGGTCTGCATCTTGAGAACCGGCACGGCACGGCTCAGGACCGTGTTGAGCCCTGTCCCTACGAGGATGGCCTCGGATTCCGCGAACCGCGCCCGGGTCACCTTGCCGGTGAAGAACGCGATGGCCTCTGCTTCGTCACCGCGATGCGCTCGGTAGGCTGTGACCCAGACCGGCGATGACGGCACGTCGCCGATAAAGAGCGCGGCCACGGGGTTCGTGCGGGCGACGGTGAACTCCATCGACTCGCCGGTGTCCTCCTGGGAGAAGTCGAGCGGCGTCCGGGTGATCGGCTCCGGCGTGAACGTGCCGATCGGCAGCGTGATCTCGCGGTCGGCGGAGGTGTAGAGCCAGAGGTTCCCACCCTGCACGAACCGGAAGCCTTCAACGGGCTGGCCCTGGTATCTGCTCCGCTCTCTGGCGTCGTAGGTCATACGGGGGCCTCCAGAGGAAGCTCGCAGACACGGATGGTGGCTTCCGCGGCGCGCCCGGTGGGATAGGAGATCTCGACCCGGTCTTCCTCGAGCCGGCAGAGCTTCAGGAACGAGACAACAGTGGTGTCCTTGGAGTAGGCCCGGACGGCTGCGGGGTCGAGTGTCAGGCTCTCGGTCTCGTAGTCGGCGGGGTCGTCGGCGTCGGCGATGCGGTAGTAGTCCATCGCCCCGCTGCCGAG